TCTTAGTCGATGGTGCTTCAGCAACATTAACTCCTCTTACTGGTAAATTTTGTTCAGCTAGTCTATCTACAACTCCACTACCAAGACCAATTACGTCTATAAGTATTTCTTGTGGTTGTTCTATGACGGTACTGTCGTCATATAAATTTTTAACTGCACCGCATAATTGCATTAAATCCATCGATTTAAAAGTCTTAATTTCAAGAACAGTATTACCTTGTCTTATACATAGTGCAGAATTATCGCCACCAAAACGTGCAACGTCTAATCCCCATACAATAGGTGCTTTTGTTGTTAGTGCCACGTCTCTGTCGACAGCGTTTCTTGCTAGTTCCATTGGTATGACTGAATCATCATCAGCGTTAGGGAACTCGCCTCGTACTTCTACTCTAGCAACAGTAGAGTCTTCACCGTATTGCTCGAGCATAGTTTGGAAAAGTTTTTGGTCAGTACCCTCGACTGTGCGTGAGTCTATTTGTTCTAGGTTCCAGAACTTACGTTTAGATGTAAAACTCTCGTAGAAAGGTCCTGTGTTTCTTCTAGGGTTAGAAAAAGTAAACCAGAAACGATTTTCTGTAGGTTCGGAAAAGAAACCTTCGGAGACTGAGTAAATAGGAGCTGGAATACCCGATGCTTCATCCATTATCAAACATACTCCGTAAGATGAATGGATACCTGCAAACGCATCTGGGTTTTCCTCGCTCCATAACTGTGCTTGGGCGTAGTAGTAGCCCGTGTCTATTTTTAAATCTCTTTTAAGTGCTTCTTCAAACCAACCATCTGGTTTTATGGTGGTAGCAGTTTTAGAGAACCAATGATTGTTAATTGCTAGTGTTAGCCACTTACCTAATTCAGCCCATGTTCTTGAACGAAGCTGTTGTTCGGTGTTAGCGGTGACGATGATGGTTGAGCCTAGTCTGGTTGATAGCATCCATAGTATTAACCATGCGACAAGGGCGGACTTTCCTATTCCACGACCAGAAGCAACAGCAAGTCTAAACATTTCTGGTGTTACTTCGCCTTTATTTCGTTGTATGTGAATTGATAAATCTTTTAAAATTTTTTTCTGCCACTCTCTTGGGCCTGTAAAATCTTCGAGGGGGGTGTCCTTCTGTCCCCAGGGGAAGATAAACATCACAAAGTTGTATGGATCATCAGCAACTTGAGGTGACCAAACTTCGGTCATTAGTTGTTGTTCAGCTTCAGCACCGTATTTCATATATTTACCAAAATGATGAATAGTAGAAAATTACCAAGTCCAGCTATGGTGGTGATTTCTATTATTTCTTTTATTACCTCTTTCATATTCTACTCAAAAAAAATTAAAAAAAATTAGCGCAACAGTTACACGTAATATACCCGTGCGAAAAAATGCAAGGGGGGGTATGATTATTTATGCTCGGAGCATGAGCAGTCAAATCATGGGCGAACCCTTGCTATTAGCGGTAATGCCTTTTATGTGAATTAGCTAATCACCCTTTTTATCATTGTTCTTTATATCTTCTTGGTTATTTACCAGTTGTTCCGAAGCTGTAGACGTTGATTTAACAGCGTTTATAACTTTAGGTTTATTAATAGTCGCCACCTGGTCGCCAAGTCTATCTTTTGCGCCAGTTAAAACATCATTTAGATTTATAGTAGCGTGGACTGTTTCTTGTCTATCCTTGTAAATATGATCAGCTCTATTTTTTAAAAAGAATATCTGGGCTTGAATATTGTTCTCGGTGGTCGCATTGACGTACAAGGCGTTTGCTACGTCCGTGACGGCCTTCGTTTGTCCTTCCCTCATATACCTTTCAAAAAGTTCAGAATCTTTCTTACGCCTTCTTAGAGTGCTTTCTGAGATGCCCATAACTGAAGCTAATTCCGATTGATTTAAACCAAGACCAGCAAAATGTTTTAACTTTTCTAACTCCTCAGAACTGAAAGAAATAATGCGTCTACCCTTCTTGACTGGCAAATTATTATCTTTTTTTGCTATTTTTTGCTCCATATTTGAAATTTTTTTATGCTCCTTAGACCCCTATAATACAACATTCCTCATAAAAACCCTAAGTTTTTTTGTCTAACTACTTGATATATAAGTAGAATTTAGCAATAATACGTATGTCAACGAATACTTTAGGAGGTAATGACAGAATGAAAGGATACAAAATCAGACAAAATGAATACACAAAAGATACTGTTAGTGCATTTGGAAAAGAAGCAAAAGTTTTAAATCGAATGGGAAAATATTTATTAATGAGTAATAACTTTGTTTTATTCGTAGATCATAAAACAAATACTTTATTCAGGGTGCCGATGTCTATGATTAGCTAACCCCAACCCAACCAAACAAGCCCGCTTTATGTGGGCTTTTTGGGTGAGAGTCATAACAAATACTTTAGGAGGTAAACATGACAAACACAGCAACACAACCAACATGTTCAGAACTGGTAAAAGATAAATTTAACCAAACAGAGCAAACATACCAAGAAGCAAGTAATTTCTTTAACGAGTATGACAACGCAACCGAGGGAGAACAAATAGCTTTAAAAGTTATTGATAAACATAAGGGCGATTATTTCCACGAATACGAGGATTTTTTTGACTATATAAATAACACCGCTTTATCTTGGGATTATGTAGAAGGAGAAGGCAAAAAAAATCCAGGCTATTACAGATTACAGCTTTCATGGGGCGGACCTTCTGACGAGTTCAGAATATATACCATAGGCGATACATTAGAAGTTGATGTTATTGACTATCATTATATGGACTGGTTTGACGGTGCTTCTATTCCCGTTCCTTATAGTTCTACATCTTGGGACGTTTGCCAGATGTGTTTAGATTGTGAGGTGGCGTAATGAGTAATTCAATATTAAACAAAGCAAAAGACACTTTCATTCAAGAACAAGTAGAAGATAGTTTTAATGATTATAAATTTATAATGAGTGTTTTATATGAATACTTTAAAAACGAAGTGAATAAAATGTCTGAAAAAGAATTTAAAGACTATTTAGAAAATGAACTTGGGTACTCAGAAGAAATGATAATTAATTTATTCAAATTAGAGGCGGTGCAACAATGAAAACGCGATCACACAAAAGCATTATCGGACAACTTCGCAAGAAGTACGGCCTAAAAGATAACACGCCAATACACAAAGTAGAGCAAATAATGACAGCCGAGGACTGGCAAGCGTTTAGCACCGCGTTAACCTTTCCAAATGGTAAACCAACAAACAGGAGTAAATAACTAATGAGTATTAAAATACAGCCAAATAAAAATTATAGATGTCCTATTTATTCTAAACCGCCATTAGATAAAACAAAAACCTACAAAGGCTATATAGCCTTTAGTCAACCTAATTATAAAGAAAAAGGTTTGGTCTTTTGTGAAGATTATCTTTTAAAAAAGGGCGAATACAAAATTATAAAGGAGCAAGACTAAATGGACATACAAACATTACTAATACTTATGTTCATGGCTTTCTGTCTTTATGGAGTCGCACTAATCATTAAGGATAAAGATAAATGATCTTTTCAATAAACATCAACGGCTTAATCATTGACTGGTGCTACACCATCAACAACCATGAGAAGCAGTATCATCAAACATGGATACCTAAACTCAGCGACATACAAATAATAACCAAGGAATTAAAAGGTCTTACAGTTAGCGAAGTTAGAAAACTAATACTTGAAGACATGCAACCCGATATACAAATGGTGAGAGATAACACCAACAAGAAGGCGAGAGCCAGGAGGTAAAAAAATGTCTAAAGATGCAGATAGAATAAAAGAACTAATAGAAATTGAACGCGACCTTAAAACAGTGCCAGTGAAAGATGTTGAGAGAGTCTATACCGTTGAGTTTATGCCTATTGAATTTAATATATTCGTAGGCAACAAAGCACCAACGAGGGAAGAAGTAGGCAGGGCAATCATTCAAGAGATTGAGAACGATACCTTTTATTATAAAGAAGTAATTAAACACGTTAAGGAGCAAGACAATAATGAGTAAAGCAACTTTTAAACTAAACCATGATTCATTTATACCTTGGCTTTTTTCAGAAAGCGATAAAGATGAGATTTTAGGCTATTGGATGCAGGGAGGAAGTGCGGAAGAATATGCAATCAACAGCGCAGGATATTTTCCCTTAAATCACATAGAGAACTGGGAAGATATAAAACATCATTATACAAAAGAAGAACAAGAGATGGCTGAAGAAGAATATGAGGTTCAATATATACCAGACGATTTAAAAGTTGAATGGATATATGAGGCACAAGATGATGAATAACCTAATAACTAAAATAGTATTTATGACAATCCTAATTTGTTTATGGTTATTGTTTCTAATCAATGGTGGTATCAAATGAAGATTGATCCGCACCAACTAGAACAAGCAACCGCATTTATATTAGAAACCAATAAATATATATACGAACAAGCCAAAGAACTAGCAACGCAACACTTACAAGCAGAAGATAACA